CTAGTATAGTATCTTTTGTATCTTTAATCTTTTTAGATGGATCGGGTTTAGCTTGCTCCCATTTGTATAGATTAAAGGAATCTTTGTAATATCTATATGCCGTAGACTTAGGAATCTCGAAATCAGTATGCAGTATATCGCATATATCCAACCGAGTTAATTTTTCTTTTGGATCTTTTTTGGATTCGTTGTCTACCAGACATTTATAGATGAAGTTCTCAGCTTCTTCTTTAGTCATCTTTAAATCTGGCATATTTGAAGAAAAGATGTTCAAAAGCGTTATAAAGAATAGTTTGATTATCTGGATCGGCTTTTCTATAGCAGACAGCAAGAGACTGTACAAAACTACCTCCAAACCTATCCATATTTTCTATAGCTTTATCTATAAAATGTTTAGTCATATATCGTATCTCTCCTTTAATTCTTCTACATCTTCTGTAGATAATTGTTGCTTACATATTGTGATTAATATGTTACAAGCTTTATGAACATAATAATGCCCCTCTATTGGGAACAGTTCTTTTAACTTAGTCATCATACCGACTAAGATTTTTATTTCATTCATAGTGACAGTAAGAAATCTATCACTACTTTGATCTAATGGATCAACAGCCATAATAATTGTGGTTAATGGACATTAGAATACTACAACAGCTTTCATTATGATGCAACTAAAAATTCTCATTCATAATTCTCACTGATAATTCTCAGAATTTGACATTCATCAGCGACTAAGTTAATTATGGATTGTTTCATTCATTCATCATGACTTCATCCATTCATAAGTTTTTTAGATATAGCCATGTATCTATACCTATCCAGGATTTATTTTTTATAATGATTATTCTTCAAAAAATATCAAATAATAGGGATAATCAATTCTCGGATAATATTGTTTATAGAGCAGATAGCCTTATAGATAAAATATTGATTCAAATAAATAGTATGGATTAGTCTTGAATTTATTAGAATAATACTCTAATATATAAGAGTAATTTACTAATTCAACACACATGAATTATCAACAACTAAATCTAGTCAACACTTCTTACAGTGCAGATTCAAACAATGCTCTATTAATAGAACCACAATATAGAGCTAAACATAACTTTAAAAAAATAGGTAATGAGGATATCTGTGGAAATTCTCATGATCAAAATGTATCTATAAGAGAAACATTTGAAAAAACTGGTGCATTAAATCCACCCGTATCTATGGTTCCATATATCAAAAATTCTTTTGGTAATGAAATAGAACTTAAAGATCATCAGGCAATAGTGGATTCTAAAACTGGTATTCCCATGTCAGTAATGAAAAAATCTTATGAAATACAAGATAACGAACCGATTTGTAGGATTTTTGAAGAAAATGAAAAGGATTTACAGTTAGAATACATCACACTGTTTAATAACAATGGTTGTATTTTTGTTAGTGGCGGTATTAAAGATGCAGAATTAGAAGTAACAAAAGATGATCCTATCCGTAGGAGATTATGTATTATCAATTCTTATACTGGGCAATTCGCATTCAAATTGGTGCTAATCGACTTTAGGCTCTTTTGTTTCAATCAACTTGGACGCGTTAATCGTAGTCAAAATAAACTCTCATTTAGACATTCAAAAGGAATAAACGATTATACAAATGCACTTCCTGAGTTTTTAAAGTATCAAAGAGAAGATTTAAAAAATTCTATTGATGAATTAAAAGCTATGGTTAATATTTCATATAGAAATAGATCAGAAGCTATGGAAGTGTTAAAAGTGCTTTCAAAACAAATGCTTGCAGATAAGCTAATAGGTAAAGTTAAGGATAAAGAAACAAAAGAATTAAGGTCTAAAGATTTTGATAAAGACCTCTCAAAAGAATGGAGTGATATAAAAAACAATTTCTATAAAGAAACAAATAATTTTGAAATTGCCCCTAACTTGTATCAAATGTTCAATGCTTTAAATTATCAGCAAACCCATTGTGAGGGTCGAACTGCTGACGATAAAAAAGCCTCTCAAATCAGATTAAATAATTTAGTTAATGGATCGAATGGAAATAGAATAGATTTAATCAGGAAAGAATGTTTAGCTTTGACTAGATAAAAATTTCATTCAAAAATATTGCTCCTGATCTAATAAATTAGGAGCTTTTTTATTGCTTGAAATTCCATTCAATATGGACTAGAATACTATTGTACATTCACCCAAAATTACAAAATGGCTACAGCTCAAACCTACCGCAGACAATTTAAAAAAACTTTTGAAATTGTTGATAAAGTCGCATCTGAATATTATGAATTATTAGATCAGGAAAAAATTACTGAAGATGATAATTTTATTTGTACTTATTCAGATTTAGAAAAGATGGATAGTAACGATTTTAAATGGTTAGAAAAAAAGGATAGAGAAATAGAAGAAAATAAAAGATCAATAAAAAGGTATCAAGGATTTATAGATATGTTAATTAAAGAAAATGAAAGTATTGAAAGGCAGTCAAGATCTTTAAGGGAAACAATAAAAGATGGTAATGGAATTGATAAAGATTATTGTAAATACTTACTAGAATTAGAAAGGTTAGACCCAAGATAATAAAACTACATCAGGAACTAATTAATTAAAGGCTAGATTTTAAATATCTAGCTTTTTTTATTGCTTGCTAGTCTCAAGTTAAGACAAAATGATACAGTTAATAATCCTATAAATCTAGCACACTAAGGGTATGATAGTACCTTAAAAATTAGACATATTTTGTACTGTTGAGACTGTCAAACCTATTGTAATAACTAGCTTTTTAATTTTTTACTGTCTTATTTTTGTCTTACTTTTAGCTTATTATTGTGCTATTTTAGTATTGCTTTATTCTGCTATGTCGTCTACAATGGAATAGTAAACCTACCTAAAATTTACACATGACTGTAATTACTAAACCGTTAACAAATTTTGAGAGATCAAAGTTAATGGATAAAGACTACAATCTTCCAACAAATTGGACTATCAAAACTTATTTACTAGCTCCTACAAATTGTAGAGGTACAAGAGTTAAAGCAGTTTTAAAAAGAGATCTAGAAACAACTTGGTCTTTTGTTCACAGTTGGGATTATTCTCTATCAACAAAAGAGAATCACATAGAAGCGTGTAGAGGTTTAATTAATTCTGATAATTTCTTTGCAAATGAAATTTTTGAAATTAAATCTATTGGCTACGATTACGAAAATTATTTTTTCACAATCGGTGAGCCAGAAAACATTGCAGAATTAAGAAGTTGGGAGAATTAAACAAAATGAAAACACCGAACCCAAACCAAACAGCCAAGCAAGAATTAATTAATGCAAATGTTCCTGAACATTTACACAAATTAGTTACTGGTTTAATTGTTTGTATTACAACTGAATATGATTATAGATATGAAAAGGCAAAAGAAATTTGTGATTATGAAAGTTTAGAATTATCTGATAAAGATATTAAACTTGCACAAAATAAAGCCTTATCTATTATTTATTCTTGACTTCTTTTTATTCTCTTTCCCATTGCTTCCCTATGACTAGAACACGCTACCAAACCCGTAGAAAAATCTACAGACTAGATACCCATGCAAACTTAATATATGTAAGACTTGCACTGGTAACTTTTATCTGCACATTTATTTACGCCAGCATCTTCCACCCGAGCTAGATCTGGATCTCCTACACTATCCCGTCTTCATTCTCTACGCTATCCCGTAGGGAATTTTTTTTTATCAATTTTTTTTTGTAAAATTTTTATCAGTTAGGGGCTATATAGCAAACATTCAGCATCATATACAATAGATCCTGAACCTACTGATAAATCAAGACATAAGCGATAAAATGTACTACAATAATATAATACTACAATATTACAATAACGTCAACTACTTTTTCTTTTCTTCTACTTGAATTGATAGCTGTGGAGCGTTAATATTGATATTTTCTACACTCTCTCCTAGTACTTTACCAAGCGAATCTAGTATCTGAGCAGCCGTTTGTAACTGACCTTTACGCACAGCCTGTTCAAAAAGCCTCATTCTCATCCCCTGGACCCGTGAAATCATCTTTTCCCTGTCTTGCTCCCAATCTTCATCGTTCCACTGCTTTACTTTTTTCCAATCGCTCCACGCTGTATCTATGCCAATTTGCTCTTTGGCAGCGTGTTCCAACACAAGTTGTCTTGTAGTTTTACCTGTTAGCTGCCTTGAGTACAGCTTTTGTCTTCTTGCTTCTATTACTGCGTCAGGTTGTCTCTTTCCACAAACCCTCCCATCTTTAATACTTCTCTCAGATGTAAATTGACCATTTGAATTACGAAGAACAGAATCAGCCACGGACTAAAATTGTTGATAATACTTGAATAATAACCCTAAAAACACTGTTTAGTCGACAAAATCACGGAAATTCGTCAATATTTAAGCTATTCTTTACTACATGAGCACAAAAACAGCCGAAAATCTCTCCCTCCGATGGGCACAGGGGGAGGTGTTCAACGCAAAACAACGATTTAGGGTACTGGTAGCTGGCAGAAGATTCGGAAAATCTTACCTATCCTGTATCGAACTTTTAAAAGCAGCAATAGACCGCCCAGGCGAAACATATTTCTACTGTGCCCCAACCTACCGCATGGCAAAAGACATCGCCTGGAAGGAAATAAAGAAACTAATCCCGCGAGAATGGATACAATCCAAAAACGAAACCGACCTAAAAATTGAACTAATCAATGGATCGCTAATCGAACTCAAAGGCACAGAAAACGCAACAACTCTTCGTGGCCGAAGCCTAGCTGGAGTAGTACTTGACGAAGCAGCCTTCATGGATTCCGATGTCTGGTTCCAGGTAATCAGACCAGCTTTAGCAGATAAACAAGGTTGGGCACTCTTTATTTCTACGCCAGATGGCACAGCCTCATGGTTTTATGATTTATGGTGCTACGTTCCAGAAGATGAAACAGGTGATTGGAAACGCTGGAGTTTCACAACAATAGAAGGGGGTAATGTTCCAGAAGAAGAAGTTGAAGCAGCCAAGGCCCAACTAGATACCAGAACATTTAAGCAGGAGTTCGAGGCAAGTTTCGAAAATCTCACAGGTCTTGTTGCAGTCTCATTTTCAGATTCCAACATTTCTACCGAAGCGGAGGACATATCCATCGCCCCACTCTTACTGGGAGTCGATTTTAACGTAGATCCACTTTGCGGAATCTGTGCTGTCCGCCACCGAGAATACCTATATGTATTCGATGAAATAATTATGACGGGCGGAGCAACAACCTGGGATTTTGCAGAAGAGGTTGTTAACAGATATGGAGTAGATAGAAGAGTGATAGCTTGCCCCGACCCTACAGGTGCAGCTAGAAAAACATCAGGAGTAGGTTCAACGGACCACACTATCCTGCGTAGAAGCGGATTCACAGTATCTTCTCCACGATCACCTTGGAAAGTTCGTGACAAAATAACATCAGTGAATACAGCACTATTTGATGCAGCAGGAGATAGGCGAACTCTAATTCACCCACGCTGTAAAGAATTGATAAAATCCCTCCGAACTCTGACTTACGCTCCAAATACAGGTATGCCAAACAAAAATCTTGGGGTTGACCACGCATTTGACGCTTTCGGATACCTATGTCTTCAACAATTTAATCTTGCCAAACCAGAGACATTAGGGCAGACTTCGTTTAGAATATATTAAGATACCTAATTCTTACTATGTACCACTCCACTACAAAGAAAAAGAAGAAGAAAAAGAAGGGCGGAAAGAAAAGATGCAGTTGTGGCGGTAAATAATGGGTAAATTATGTGCCAGAGGTAAAGCAGCAGCAAAGCGTAAGTTTAAGGTTTATCCCTCTGCTTACGCTAATGCTTATGCTGTAAAAGTATGTAAAGGAGATATTAAAGGGCCAGACGGCAAAAAAAGGACTGCTTCTGGTTATAGTAAGAGCAAGAAAAAGACTACGAGGAAAAAACGTGGCTAGGCATAGTGGTCTTAAACGCTGGTTCGATGAAAAATGGGTAGATGTAAAAACTGGTAAGCCTTGTGGCCGTCAAAAAGGCGAAAAACGAGGCTATCCAGCTTGTCGACCTAGTAAGCGTGTATCAAGTAAGACACCTAAGACTACTGGAGAAATGTCAAGTAGTGAAAAAGCCAGGTTTAAACGTGTCAAAACAGGCAGTAAGAAGATAACATACCAACATAGACGTAAAAAAACTACCAAAAGGAAGAAAAAATGATTGAAATCACAGATGAGATGCTTGACATCATCGAAAAAGTCAAAGGAAAGCGAAATCCTGCACTTTGGGATCCTAGATGTGAACAATATCTAGCAAAAAACAAAAAAGGTACTGTAAAAAAGTCAACTACAAGTTAAACTATTTATAAATACTCTTTTTTCTTAGAATAATGGCATTTTTTCGTGGAGAAGAAGGTTCTGTTAAATTTAAAAACGGGGCTGGAACTACTGAAGCAATAGTCTCAACTACAGGTTGGACACTAGATACAACAAAAGACACATTAGACGTAACTGCTCATGGTGCAACTTTTAGAAGTTTTGTTGGTGGATTAATTTCTGGTTCTGGTACTGTTGACTTTCTTTACACAGGAGCAGGAAGTAACGAAACAGAAAACCTTGTTGATGACGTATTAACAGCAGAAGATCCAGCAGATGCTCAGTTTGAGTTATTTTTAGACACTTCTGGCAGTAAAAAAGTAAGTTTTTCTGGAATTGTTACGGGAACAAGTTTATCTGCAACAACAGGTGATTTAGAAACAGTAAGCGTAAGCTTTATAACTTCTGGTGCTATTAGCAACGCTATCTAATGCCAAAAGGTTCTTATTCAGCAAAACAGCGTAAATTAGCTAGGGTTGCTCCCCCTAGAGATAAAATTACTGGTGCTGATTTTAAAAAACTACGTTCTAGAAAAAAGAAGAAAAAGAAGTGAAACTTACTCCTCGCCAAAAAACTTTATTATCTAAGCACTCTGAGCATCATAGTGCAAAGCACATGGAGTTTATGAAAAGGCGAATGAGAGCAGGAGATACTTTTACTCAAGCCCATAAAAAGGCACAAGCAAAGGTGGGCAAATAATGGCAAGAAAAGGAGTCAGTTTATCATTAGGCAGAGGCGAAAAGTCTAAAAAAGGTGGACTTACTGCAAAAGGCCGTGCGAAATACAACCGTGCCACAGGCAGTAACTTAAAAGCACCTGTAACTAAGAAGAAAAATCTTACTCCCAAGGAAAAAGCAAGAAGAAAGAGTTTTTGTGCGAGAATGAAAGGAGTTAAAGGTCCATTAAAAGATAGTAAGGGCAGACCTACCAGAAAGGCGTTAGCATTAAGAAGATGGAGGTGTTGACATGACTTACTCACTACCTGGAATGTTCAAAACCAGTATTACTGCCACTACATATATCGGTAGTACTGACAGCCCTTTTACTCGTAATCGTGCCGTATTGGACATGATAAAAGGTTGGGAGATAATGAAGGCTGTAACTGAAGGAACAGAGTATCTAAGAGAAAACAGTGAAGCATTTTTACCACTAGAACCAAGAGAAGATTATGACGCTTACCTTGCAAGAGTAAACAGATCAGTATTTAGTCCATTTACGCAAAGATTAATAAGAGCAGCTACAGGTTTAGTACTTCGCAAACCTATAACACTAACAGGCGATCCATATTGGACTGAAATGTTCAAGGCAGATGTAGACGGCTGTAAGTCAGATTTAGATGAATACGCAAGAAGATTATTAATGTGTTCTCTTACTTATGGTCAAAGTCATATTCTTGTGGATTATCCTGCTCCTGGAGGTGCTGTTAGTTTAGCTGAAGAGCGTTCACAAAATCGCAGACCTTATTGGATTGAAGTAGATCCTACAAATATTTATGGTTGGAGATTAGATAGAGAAGCAAATTATGGAAATCTAATACAGGTAAGAATTGCGGAGAAAGCTGTATTACCTGATGGTGCTTTTGGTGAAAAGATATATGACCAGATGAGAGTTATAGAACCTGGTCGTTATCGTGTATTTAGAAGAAAAGAAACTGTAGAGGATATGTATGAAGAAAACGATGGTGCATACGCTGGTAATATGCAGGGCACACCAAATGAAAAAGATTTTGAATTAGCAGAATCAGGTAATTTTTCTCTTGGTGAAATACCTTTAGTTACTATTTACTCTGGCAAAGTAGACAATATGACAAGCAAACCTCCTTTATTAGACATTGCTTATCTAAATCTTGCACATTATCAAAGACAAGCTGATCTTATTCACAGTTTACACGTTGCTTCTCAGCCATTATTAGTAATGGAAGGATATGACGATCAAACAAAAGACCTTGCTATATCTGTAAATTACGCAATGGCTACACAACCTGGCAACAAAGTTTACTATGTAGAGCCAGCTTCCAGTGCTTTTGATGCTCAATCTGCTGAGATAAAAGAATTACAGATGCAGATGGCAACATTAGGTATCAGTACATTATCACAACAGAAGTTTGTCGCAGAATCAGCCGATGCCCGTAGGCTAGATCGTGTAGATACCAACTCTATGCTGGCTATGGTTTCTATGGAATTAGAGCAAAAGCTACAGAAAGCCTTCAATCTCTCAGCCGAATATGTTGGAATTGAACCACCAGAAGTAAAAATTAGCAGAGATTTTGATATTGAAAGACTAATTGGACAGGATATTACAGCATTAACATCATTATTCGATCAACAAGTCATTGATAGAGAAGAATTTAGAGATATTTTGGTACAAGGTGAAGTTTTACCAACAGCAAATGAGGCCAAACCCGAATAGTTTGCTACAATAGTATGTAAATACATACAAATCATGGGCAAGCACTTAGATTATGTTCAGCAATCTGATGGAACATACAGCCTGAGTCTGTGACTCCTGCTGATCAGCCCGTGGCTGAAACTCCTTCACAACCACAAGCACCAAATTTAGACGCTGTAAAAGCAGAGTACGAAGCAAAATTAGCTGCTGCTCAAAAAGAAGCTGCTGAAGCACAAGAAAAGTTTAAAGGAATAAAAGGTAAACTTGATGAGGTTTACAAGCAAAAAGAAGAAAAACGCACCAAAGAGCTAGAAGATCAAGGACAGTACAAAACTCTTTGGGAGGAAGCCAATAAAACAGCACAAGATAAAGACGCACAGATTAATAGTTTGTCTCAGCAGTTGCAAGATATGAAAACTTCTAACGAAGTTGCATCTACAAAACAAACAGCACTTGCAGCCATCAGTAATCTTAATGCGATTAACGCAGAACAGACCCTATCATTACTGCAAAGTAAGCTACAAAGAAACGCTGAAGGCAAGGTAGTAATCATAGATGGCGGTGTAGAACAGGATCTTAATGCCTATCTCACAAGTCTTAAAAACCCTGGAAGTGGTTGGGAGCATCATTTTAAGCCAAGCTCTGCTGCTGGCATGGGTGCAAAACCAAGTCCTATTGGAAATGTGTCAGGTGGAACAGATAATCCCTGGAACACTGGCAATTTGACGCAACAGCTTATAATGGAGAATGAGAACCCCGACCTCGCAGCCGTGCTGAAGAGGGAG